GTCGGATGTATTTCCGCAGTTACTTACTGGTGGTGAAAGTAGATTCTACTCAGACCACCTCCGTCTCTTTTCTCAGGAAGGTCCTGTTTAAAGAGCGAGCTACAGCTTCTCGGGCTTTGCCTGAGTGATACTGGAGCAAGTCTAAGGTCTTATCAGTTGCTGATAAAATCTTAGCTGTGTCTCTCGCAATCTTATTTGTAAGATGCAAGCACACCTTCGTTAAGGGGTCTCCCATTAGGATTCCTCTCCGAAGAATGATGAAGTGCATTCCCTTTAAGGGATCGTACTCACCAAGATCTTCTAGTATGCCTGTGGCATGGTAAAAGATCTTACGAGGTTTGAAACACGTTTCGTGCACAATTCCTCTAAGGATAATTGGAATGCCACATTTTTGCATCCACTTCTCCGCGACATAAGAATTGATCTTGTGATCAGACTTATCCGTTGCTTCGCTGAAGTCCGTAAAGGATGTCCAGCAGCGTTCATATTGGTATTCGACTTCGTCTACTCCAATAGTGAAAGGTTTTGATATTTTCGATTTTATCGTAAATATCAACTCCCGAATGTCCTTTTCTTCATAAAATGAGGTAAAAGCATTCCATCCGTGATGGGATTTCCCCATCCCGGAACTGCTACTTTCCACTCCTTTGCGGAGTGGATAAGAGCAGATCCCGTTAATAGCATCTAAGATGACTTTTAACGCGGCATGAGCCTTGGTAACCGTTCTCGATTTTCCAGGTTCATTGATCATGACCACGATAGCCTCTCTGAGGACTTCCGGTGGCATGGACATTACTTCTTCTAGGCAACGCCAAAAGATGTATGATCCGATCCCGACTTCTTCAAGTGTCTTGAAGTCGACGTGATCACCTGTGTCTAAGTTAATCATTTTGATTCTTCGACCAAGTTTTCCTTCTCGCACGATCGTTCGAACGTGTTCGGAGGTTCCTCCTTCTTCTCTGAGATTCTCAAAGCAAGCTGAAGTAGTAGGATTCACGCCAGCCTTGGTTGTTAAACCAGTGAAGACGTGATCTGGAATATCTTGGAGGATTCCTCTCAAGACTATATCCACGACATGCAGCTGTGACCGTTTTAACGGTTCCGGTGCAGTTGACGTTGATTTCAAAAATTTAATTTTTGACCTCAACGAAACTATCGGTGGTGGCGTGCCACAACCTCTAGTTTGGATCATTATCCCACCCAATTGGGTTCGGTAATGACCTTCCGGGAGTCTCATTAGTAATCTAATTTGACTTCGGAAGAGGATTGTCTCCTCGTCAAGTTGTGGGAATTCTACGTTTCGTAGAAAACTCTCCTTGATCTTACCTCGAAAGACTTTAAGTCTTTCATAGTAAGTAGGATAATCCATGATTTCCCAATCATAGATTGTCCCGTCAACAAACTCATCTGATAGATGCTGATTTAGTTGACCCAGTACGAAATTGTCGAAAAATTCCCAATTCCATGCTGCCCCGAGATTTCCTAAGTATAACTGTAGGAAAGTCCCATCGATTGTACGTAGTACTTGAAAGAATCTTTCAGCACGCGTCTTAGTATCTCTTAACTCGAAATTCGAGCTTCGATCACTATCTCCTTTCAGTAATGGTCCTACCATTAGTGGCGGAGACATTTGTCTCATTTGGTCTCTTGACCATAATGGATCAAATTTCCCTTCTAAAAAGAACTTAATTCTCTTTCTAAGGGTCAGAGCCCATCTACGTCGGTGTTCCTCTGTAGTGGGTTTGCATAATCTTTGGAGAAGTTTTCCCCAATGAGTATGTTTTAGAATAATCGATAACTTTGTTTCGATGTTTTCTATATGGGAGAAATGAGTCTTTCGGCGAAAGCTCTTTTCACCCTCCTCTACAACACTGTTTAACAGTTTTGCGGGAATCTGATCCGTGATGCGTTTTACGCCTCCCGGCCAGACCAAGATTTCGCTTGGGTTGATACCCAACCTCTCTTGTACATGGTACGCTTTGATTATATCAAAGGGATCCATGAAATCGAACTTATACTCAAAATTTGAGCCATCGTCCGATTCCCCTTCGAGGTATTCCATTTGGTTTACTTCTGAAAGGTCAGACTCTTCGTCAGACACATCTGGGTCGAATAGTCTTCTATTCTCTTTTACTATGTTTTCTAGTAAAGAAGATAGGTAAGATTTCTGGTCGCCGCTGACAGCGGAGGCAGAGTCTTTGAAACCGGATAGTTTCCTAAAGGAAACTTCCCCTTTCCGACGATACATGAGTGGGAATCCCAACTCTTGTATAATCGAGACATTTTCAGGTTTGATTCTCATTCCTAAAGATGTCAGCAACGTGCAGGACGGTACCTGTCTCGTTGCGATGTATAGCTTTCTGGTTTTCATCAGAATTGCCACATCCGGGTTATTGATCTTATTATTAACAAGATCAATATCCTGATGTTCAGTCCCCGGTTGCACCGGAAACGGAACATTAAGATGTCTAAAATATGTTTTACGTACTTTATC